AACCAGAATTGGCATTTAATTCATCTGTATTGACAATTCAAGTTTTGGCAGCAAATGCAATTGAAACCGGCGCCGTTAGTGTTGGAGATGTAATTGTAATTGGTTCAGATAGTGCTGGATACCAAGAATTGCAAGTTTCTGCATTTAACAGTACACTGTTGAACGGCTCGGGTGACCCTCTGGTTGATCAAGCAAACACTTCAGCTGCAGCTGCATATGAATATGAATTCACATTTACAGGCAGATATACAATTGCTGAACAACTACCTGCAAGAGTTAACATGACCAGAAAATGGAAATATGGTAACTTGTTCGGTAAATCAGCAGATACTGATAAGTACCACATTGCGGTTGTTGATGCAACTGGTGCAATTTCAGGATCTACTGGTACAGTACTGGAGGTTTATAATAACTTATCGGCAACCCCAGGTGCTCAATTAGGTGACGGAACTGATAATTACTATCATACAGTAATTGAAAATAGTTCATCCTGGGTTAAGGTTGCAAATACTGCTCATTTTGAATCCAAAACATCCGAATATGAAACATTGGCTGGTGCTTCTGATGGCCTATCTGAAAGTAATGTAACACTTGCAGCAATGGGTGCTGCATGGGATACATTTAAGAATGCTAATGAATTAGATGTTTCATTTGTCCTTCAAGGTAAGGGCGACAACGCAGGTAATTTCGCAAATTACATTATTGCAAATATTGCAGATTATCGTAAGGATTGTGTGGCATATGTTTCACCATCCAGAGAGGCAGCCGTTGATAGTACAACCATCGGATCAAAATTGACTAATGTAATGGCATACCGTGATAAGCTACAATCCTCATCATACTGGTTTATGGATTCTGGTTATAAGTATCGCTACGATAAATATAACGACGTATACCGTTGGGTTCCATTGAACGGTGATATGGCTGGACTTGCTTCACGTGTTGAATCTTGGGAATCACCTGCTGGCTTCAGAAAAGGTGTTATTAAAAATGTAGTAAAACTTGCATTCAATCCAGATAAGGCTCAACGCGATCAACTTTATGCAAAGGACATTAACCCTGTAATTTCACAAGTTGGACAAGGTATTGTTCTATTTGGCGATAAAACAGGTCTTGGAACAAATAGCGCATTTGATAGAATTAATGTACGCAGATTGTTTATTGCGGTTGAAAAGGCTATCGCAACTGCGGCACAATCGTATCTATTTGAACTAAATGATGAGTTTACTCAAACCCAGTTTAAAAATGCGGTTGATCCTTTCCTCCGTGATATTCAGGGTCGTAGGGGTATTATTGATTTCAGAATTGTTTCTGATGATTCAATTAATACTGCTACAGTAATTGATCAAAACAAGTTCAGGGCTAATATCTTTATCAAACCTGCTAGATCCATCAACGTCATTGAATTGACATTCGTTGCCACAAGAAGTGGTGTAGAATTTGATGAGATTGTCGGTCAGTTGACATAAATAAAAGAAACCAAGGAGATAAGATATGAGTTTTAATATAAACGAGTTTAAATCACAACTAGTAGGTGGTGGTGCTCGTCCAACGCTCTTTCAATGTCAAATTTTGAATCCTGTTGCTCCTGAGGCCGACTTTAAGGTTCCTTTCATGGTACGTGCCGCTGGTATCCCAAGCTCTAGCTTGGGTGCCTATACGGTTCCATACTTCGGTAGGAATGTTAAATACGCAGGTGATAGGGTATTTGAAGATTGGACAGTAACCGTCATTAATGATGAAGATTTTGCAATCAGAAATGCTATGGAGGCTTGGACCAACGCGATCAACTCGCATGATTCAAACACCAGAGCACTTCCTCAAGATTATAAATCGAATGGCATTATTACACAATTTAGTAAGGATGGTAATGCGCTACGTTCATATGTATTTGAAGGAATGTTCCCTGTATCTGTTGAAGGTATTCCAATGGATTGGAGTGCTACGGATACAATCGAGGAATTTACAGTGACCTTCCAATACGATCTTTGGAGAGTAGAGGGCGTTACTGGTATTCCTACTACCTAATTTATTATATTATTAAAGGAACGTTAATGTGAAGTTATTTGGCTTTGAAATAAAGAGGGAAGTGGACGAGGCACAAAATGCCCCGGTATCTTTCGCTGAGCCCTTAAATGATGATGGTGCCATTACAGTTGGTAATGCTTTAGGTGGCTTTTATGGCACTCTTCTTGATATGGAGGGTGCTGCTAAAAGTGAGTCTGAGCTTGTCACAAAATATCGTGGTATGGCAAATCAACCAGAAATTGCGCAGGCCATTGATGAGATTGTAAACGAAGCAATTTCGATTGATGTCAATGACGAAGTTGTTGAAATTGTACTAGAAGATACGGATCTGCCGGATAAGGTAAAGGAAAAGGTAACAGAAGAATTTCAAAATATTTTAAGATTACTTGATTTTACTAATAACGGTTATGATACATTCAGTAAGTTCTATGTCGACGGAAGGCTAAATTATCATATTATTATTGACAATGATGATTTAAAGCGAGGCATTATCGAATTACGTTATATTGACCCACGAAAAATTAAACTTGTAAAAGAGGTTGATAAGCGTAAAAAAGATCCACATTCTGGTGTGCCGACCAAAAAACTAAAAAATGAATATTATCTATATTCTGAGAGTGGATTTACTAATACAAATTCTGGTGCCAGTGGTGGTAATACTCAAGGCTATAGAATCTCAAAGGATTCTATAGCTCGAGTAACATCTGGTATTATGAACGAAAATAACTCAATGGTTTTAGGAAATTTGCACCCAGCAATAAAACCATTAAACCAATTAAGGATGCTTGAGGATGCTACAGTCATTTATACTCTTACACGAGCTCCTGAAAGACGAATTTTCTATATTGATGTTGGGAACCTACCTAAATCGAAGGCTGAACAATATCTACGAGATATGATGATTCGCCATAAAAATAAGCTTCAGTATAACTCATCTACTGGTGAGATTTCTGATTCTCGTAAGATGATGACTATGACAGAAGACTTTTGGTTCCCACGCAGAGGTGGTGAGCGTTCAACAGAGGTTGATGTTATGGCTGGTGGTAATGCAGCTGGTTTGACAGATGATACAAACCTACAGTATTTCCAACGGAAGTTATATAAGTCATTGAAGGTTCCTCTATCAAGACTTGAGCCGGAAACAATGTATTCATTCGGTCGTGTTTCTGAGATCAGTCGTGATGAGGTTAAATTTGGTAAGTTTGTAAAACGACTTCGTGCTAGATTCTCGTGGTTGTTTAGTATAATTCTTGAAAAGCAGCTTATTCTTAAAGGTATTATGGGACCAGAGGATTTTGCTGAAATTAGAAATAATATTCGCTATGACTTTATTCAAGAAAATTACTTTGATGAACTCAAGGATGCTGAAATTCTTAGAGAACGTATGTCAACCTTACGAGAGGTAGAAGATCACGTTGGTACATATTATTCTAGAGAATGGGTTGTCAAAAATGTTCTTCAGCTCACAGAAGATGAATGGAAAGAAGAACAGGAAAAAATGAATGCAGAGAAGGAATCTGAACCAGATCCAGATGCTGACATTGATACTGATAATTCACAAGAACCTGAACTTTAATAAATAAAATAAAAATTAAACAACTTATAGGAATCGAAAAATGAAAAGGTTTAGAAACATTCTTTCTGAGGTTGCAGAGCCTAAAGGCACCGAGGAAAAGAAATTTAAAGACCAACACCAAGTAGAGATTATTGATCCGCTAGGTTTGGGTGACCAGGAAGGTTACAAGCCAAAGGCAATGCCTAAAAAGCGCTTGGCTGATTACATGAAAGGCCAGGATGAAACGGCTTATGATCAGGCTCATTCTCAAAGAAAAGAAGGTCAGGCAAAACTTGATCGTGCTCCTAAGTATGAATCTACTGAATTGAACGAGGACCCATCTGAAGAGATTCCTATGATGGTTGGTCAACTAAGATTCATTGAATATGCTGCAAGAGAAATCGAGGACTTCATTACGGATACCACAATGGATCCAGAAGAATGGTTCCAAAACAAATTGGCCGCGGCTCACGGTGAATTAAAAACACTTCATGCATATGCTGAAGGTAAGAGATATAATCCTCCGCATGATGATGACGACGATGATGACGATATTATCAAATTGGCGGCTGGTTATCCAATGTATTCATCATATTATGAGGCATTGGAAGAAGGTACTGTGGACCATGGACATTACACATTTACAGTCGGTCCTAAGAAAAAGGGTGGCAGTGAAGGTGCTCCATCTCACATAGCGGCAAAAAGATCAAAAATGAATAAAGCTGGTATTCCTCACCATAATAATCCTGGTGAATACGGTGATACAGTTCATGTCAAAGTTACAAATAATAAAACAGGTGCCACAACTAATCACCACGTATATCAAAGAGATACAGATAAGGGTTCAGCAGAAGCTCTAATGTCTACACGTACTGTTGGTGCTAATAAATCAGCTGATACAGTGGCTCATGAAAAAGCCTTACATCATTATTTGTCAGGTAAAAGACCATCGTCTCTAAAAGAAGGTGTAAAACCTGGAATGATGAAGTTGAAAGATGGCAAATCAGTCAAGGTATCTGCTCAGGAAGC